CAAAAGTTTTCAGGTCGGCGCGATGCTGGCTTGGTTTGATGCGGCGCGATGCTGCTGAAGGTGGTGGTTGTGGTGGCTCGTGGTGGTGCTCGTAGTAGGTCTGGGCCGCAGCCTGATCCGACTTCTGGTCGTTCTGATCGGCGTGGTGTGGGTGGTGGTGTGGTGTTGCCGGCTGAGGGCTATTCGGGGCCGGTGCCTGATTGGCCGTTTGGGTCTGGGACTGCTCGTGAGCTTGAGGTGTGGGGGAAGGCGTGGGAGTCGCCTCAGGCTGCTGCGTGGGCTAGGGAGTCGTGGCGTTGGGAGACGGTTGCAATGTGGGTTCGGTGGAAGGTTCGTGCTGAGTCTGCTGATGCTGGTCCTGGGGAGGCTACTGCGATGTTTCGTTTGGCGGATCAGGTGGGGATGTCGCCGGCGGGGCTGCGTGAGAATGGTTGGTCGATCGCGTCGGATGAGGTTGGCGTTGTTCGTGAGGAGAGTTCTGGTCCTGTTGTTGCGGTAGGTACTCCTGAGCGTCGGTTGCGGGCTGTTGATGTCGAGCAGTGAGTTTGTGGTCGATTTTCCGACGTTGGGTGATTTGCAGGATGGGTGGGTGCGGCAGCATTGTCGTGTCCCGAATGGGTTTCAGCGTGGTAAGCCGTTTGAGATGGCTGACTGGCAGTTTTGGTGTACTGCTAACCATTACAGGATTCGGCCGGATGCCCAGTGGGTTCCTGAGAATCCGTTGTTGAATCAGGCGTTTACGTATCGGCGTTCGCAGATTGTGGCTCCGCAGAAGACGGGTAAGGGTCCGTGGTCGGCGGGGATTGTGGCTGTGGAGGCTGTTGGTCCGAGTTTGTTTGCTGGTTGGGCTGGTGAGGGCGATGGCTATGCCTGCTCCGATTGGGGTTGTGGGTGTGGTTGGGAGTACCCGTATTTGCATGGTGAGCCGATGGGGATGCGTCATCCTTCGCCGTTGATTCAGTTGACGGCTACGTCTGAGGATCAGGTTGCGAATGTGTATCGCCCGCTCGTGGCGATGATCAAGTTGGGTCCGTTGTCGGATTTGATGTATCCGCGTGAGGGTTTCATTCGTATTGCTGGTGAGTCTGGCGATGATGATGGTGACCGTATTGATGTTGTGACTGCGTCGGCGAATTCGCGTCTTGGTAATCCGATCAGTTTCGCGTTGCAGGATGAAACCGGTCTGTACACCAAGACTAATAAGATGGTGAATGTTGCTGATACGCAACGTCGTGGTGCTGCTGGTATGGGTGGTCGGACGTTGGAGACCACGAACTGTTGGGATCCGTCCGAGAATTCGGTTGCGCAGGCTACGTATGAGTCTCAGGTGCAGGACATTTTCCGGTTCTATCGGAAGCCGCCGGCTGGGTTGTCGTATCGGAATAAGCGTGATCGTAGGAAGATTCACCAGTATGTGTACGAGGGTTCGTGGTGGGTGAATCTGGATTCGATCGAGGCTGATGCGGCCGAGATTTTGGAGCGTGATCCGGCTCAGGCTGAGCGGTTCTTCGGTAATCGGCTGGTGTATGGCCAGGGGTCTTGGCTTCGTGATGGTTTGTGGGAGTCAAGGTTCGCTTCTCTGGAAGGAGTTGCAGCTTAGTCCCGTTGAGTTGTGTCGGGGGTGATGTTGGTGCGTTGGCTTCCTAACCCTGATCCGGGTACGGCTATTAGTGCCGGATTTTGACGGCAGTGAAAACAACGACTGGACTGCAATCCGGTGCGAGACGCGTGAAGGCTTACAATTCACTCCACGGTATGGGCCAGATAGGCGTCCGACAGTGTGGAAGCCTGATGAGTGGGGCGGTCAGATTCCGCGTGGCGAGGTGAATGCTGCTGTGGATGAGATCTTTTCGACGTGGCGTGTTGGCCGGTTCTATTGTGACCCGCAGGACTGGTATTCGGAGATCGGTGATTGGTCTCTTGCTCATGGTGATGGGCATGTGTCGGAGTGGCCGACGAACAAGATTGATCGAATGTTTCACGCTATTAGGCGTTTTGAGACGGATCTGGCTAGTGGGCGAATCACTCAGGATGGCTGTCCGATTACGGCGATCGCCATGGCGAATTGTCGGAAGGTCGCGAAGCCGGGTCAAAAGTATGTGTTGGGTAAGCCGGCGGATCATCAAAAGATCGATCCTGCAATGGCTTCCATTCTTGCTCATGAGGCTGCGGCTGATGCTCGTGAGGCTGGTTGGTCGGATGCTCCGAGTAGCCGAATGATTGTTTTCTGAAAGTGGGTGGTTGTGCCGATGGCCGACACTGTGAACGCTATTGACCTGATCCCGGTTCTTGAAAAGGGTTTGACGGCTGATCTGGCGAATCTGACGAAGTGGGACAACTATTTGGAGGGCGAGCAGCCTCTCAAGTACATGTCTGAGGCGATGAAGGAAGAGCTTGGTGACACCGCTGTCGAGTTGGTGTTGAACTGGGCTCGTCTGGTTGCTGATGCGTATGAGAACCGTTTGGATGTCGAAGGTTTCCGGTATGCGGACTCTGACACTGAGGATGCAGATCTGTGGGCGTGCTGGCAGTACAACGACATGGATGAGCAGTCTCAGCAGGGGCATCTGGA